GTAAAGCAAATAGAAAGAAACGTTTTAGACTTGAAAAATAAGGACAAACGGATAAATCCCGAAGTTGCTGCAAAGGCTTTGAATATTACAATTGATGAAGCAGATGCAGCGTTCAAATCTTTGTTTCAAAAAGAGGTTATAAAAGTTTCTACAAAGAAAATCGGGCAAGATGAAATAATCGAACGTGAACGCACAGGCAAAAAGATAGATGCACCGAAGCCGGGAAGCAAAACTATACTTTTGCGTTACACATATTCGGGGCCAGAGGATGACCGTAACAGACCATTTTGCGCTCGCATGTTGGAACTAGCAAAAACAAAAGTTTGGAGCCGGGCAAACATTGAGCAGATAAGCGAAAGACTAGGGTATTCAGTTTGGGATAGACGAGGTGGATGGTTTACGTTACCAACGGGCGAGCATCGACCTTATTGCCGTCATTCGTGGCAATCTTTAACAGTAATAAAAAAGAACTAATTATGAGCGCAAACATTTTATTTATTGGGGAGGCACTTTTGAAAAGTCGCACAGGCATGTCGGATAATATAGATGGCAAACAATTGAAGCCGCAAATTAAATTGGCGCAGGATATGTATGTGCAATCGGCTTTGGGTAGTACATTATATTTACGTTTGCAAAGTGGAATTGAAGCCGATAATTTAGGCGCAAATGAAATCACTTTATTAAACAATTATGTGACGGATTGCTGTATTTGGTACACGATGTCTTTATTGCCAATGGCATTAGGTTACCAATTTTTTTCTAAGGGAGTTTTGCAAAAGACCGCTGAAGAAAGCAACACACCAAGCCGTGCCGATCTTGAACTAATTTCAAACCAATACAAAGAAACGGCAGAATTTTACAAGCAAAGGTTAATCAATTATCTACGTGAAAATTATTCGCTTTATGCGGAATATTTTTCACCCGGCAGCGGATATGATGTGATTTTTCCTGAATCAAAGGCGTACACATGTCCAATTTATTTAGGTGATGTCCCAGGCTTTACACGTACCTACGGGAACAACAGCGCAGGTGGCACACCGCTAACGGTTTATGTTACACCCGATGCAGGATTATCTCAGTTTTATGTTAGTGAAATAGCCAACAAAATAGTGGTAATTGCAACCCGTAGCGGACAAGTAAAAGGAATCACAAACGCCAACACTACAAACACAATGTATCTGCAAATAAATGGGAATATTGTAACTTTGCCGGTGGGTGATGTAACCCAAACAGGCGAACTATTTACCTTCACTTATAGATAGAAAATGTATAAAAAAAGTTTAATCGAAAAAGTATTATTTCATGACCTACAACCAATTAGTAACAACATTGCAAAGCCTGTTGAGCAGTCACGCAATGATCAAAACAGTAAAGCACACAACCCCAAAGGAATGGCTGCAAAGGGAATCACAACCAATATTCCCAATAGCAACATTCAACATAAACAACGGGAGCATTAATGTTGGTGCGCAACAGGTTTACACCGTTCAATTTTTCTTTTTAGATAAGTCCGGACTTGAAGCCGAATATGAAACCGATGTTATAAGCGACCAAATACAAATTGCCTCGGATATTGTAAATATTATGCGTATTGGAAGCAATGCATATTTCATTGATGATAACATTACATTCAGCGCAATTAGCGACAAATATGAGGACTATCTTGCAGGGGTTGAGCTAACTATAAATATAACTACTCAAAGCGATTTTTCAGCGTGTGACGCACCATTAAATTAACGACATGAAAAAATTAATCTTACTCCTTTTTTTACTTCCACTTTTTGCCGGTGCGCAAACATATCAGTCAATGCCACAGGCCGGATATGGCCCCTTAAAGCGAATGTTATTCGATAGCGTTTTAACTTTGCCGTTGGGCATTACCAAACTGCAAAATATTTCCGGTGGGCGTGATGTCGGCCAAATTCGGTATAATGTTTTAGATTCGAGCCTATACACTTATAGCGGCACACGCTGGATAAAATCGGGCATTGATACAAGTACGATTTATTATAATTTGGGGTTAAAATTAAATATCAGTGATACGGCGCCAATGATGGCAGCCGCTCCGAGGATTCAACGGTTTTTAGATAGTGTAACGAATTTGAAAACTTCGATTAATTTGAAGTTGAATATTGCAGATAGTAGCACTATGCTTGCCCCGTATTCAAGAGCCACACAAACGGCATTAAAATTAAACATAAGTGATACGGCAAGCATGTTATCACCTTACACAAGATTAGCCGCTAATGCGCTTAAATTGAATATTGCAGATACCGCCGCAATGATGGAAGCCGCTCCACGAGTGCAAAGGTTTTTAGATTCAGTCGCAAACTTAAAAACATCCATTTCTACAAAGCTTAATATTGCAGATACTACAAATAAATTTATTACTTCCGTATTTAGAAAAACTGCAAGTGATTCGGTATTTTTTGTAAAGGGTGGAGCAAATAATTTTGCATATAAAGACAGTACAGGAGGGGGAAATATTTACACGCAAAACGGAAGTTTAACAAGCAATCGCACACTAACTTTAAACAGTCAGCCGCTTACTTTTTTAGGTACAACTCGGACACGTTTTCACGCCAACGGACGAATGACGATAGGAGATACAACAGATGCAGGGTTTAGGTTAGATGTAAGGGGAGAAGATGCAAGCATAAACGGTCTTAGAATAGGGCTAGGAAATGGACAATCCACAACAAATACAATTTTAGGCTTGAATGCATTAACCGTTAATTCTGCTAGTTATCATATTGCGATTGGTGCAAATGCGCTTGCAGCAAATACCACAGGCAACGGGAATGTGGCAATCGGTTACAATGCCTTAAAAACTGCAAACACAAAAGGCGATCAAGTAGCAATAGGTTATGAAGCAATGGGATTAGCCAATTCGGAAGGATCAATCGGCATCGGAAGTAATGCTTTGAGACGGGCGACAGGTATAAATAATTTAGCAATAGGAACAAATGCATCAACTGTAAATGTTGCAGGGCGTGATAATACAACAATCGGATGGGGTGCAAGTGTTGCAAACACATCTGGAAGTTATAGCACAATAGTAGGAAGCAATGCATACAGGGCAAATACAACAGGCGGAGGCAGCACTTATGTAGGATGGTCGGCAGGTAAAAGCGGTACAGCAAACTGCGGACTTGGTGCGGAAGTTCTTTATAATTCAACAGGGGACAATAACGTAGGAATGGGAAATAAAGCAGGGTATAATATAACAACAGGATCAGGAAATATCACCCTCGGGCATTATGCAGGACAATATCTAACAACACAAAGCAACCACATTATAATAAGTAGTTTAGTGAACAATACACTTGCAGAAGACCAAGCAAGAGCAGCCTTTTATGTTCAGCAAAATTCAACTACTACAAGTCAAATTGTAACATTAAACGGAAACGTTGCAATTAATACAATTGCACCATCAGCAACCGCTGTAATGGATTTGACAAGCACCACAAAAGGCTTTTTACCACCCCGAATGACCACAACCCAAATAAACGCAATAAGCAGCCCCGCTGTTGGTTTGATTGTGTATAATACAACGCTAAATGTGCTTTGTGTTTATACAGGAACATGGCAGAAAATGACCACAACCGCAATGTAAAAAATTAAACTTAAAAATATGAAACAGATTAACCCCGTGCCCATGTGGATAAACGGAAAAAATGTAAACGCTGAATTTATTAATGTGATAAGCGTGAACGATAATTTGCAAAATTCTGCAACTTTTTATTATCAATTATTGAGCGTTACAAATGATGTTTTAGTAACAGGAAATTTAACAATGTCAGGAGATGAATATTTAAATTGGAACGGAACAAATCAGGCGGCTTTTGTTTGGTCGGCAAAACAATTAAACCTCACTTTAATTTAATGTCACAGGAAAAAATATCAACAATCACAGGAATGATTACAGGCGTTACTTGTAAAGTCATGTTCCAGGATATGGCCATAGCCGTACTTACTGCATTTGCAACAGGCGGAGCTGCCTACATCGGCCAAATATTCATCAAATACATTCACTTATCCATCAAACAAAAATTCTATGAAAAAAGACCATTAGTTTGTAATGTTTCAGAGTTTGCAAAGGAATTCAAATTAAATAAAAAAGAATGGTTCAATTATAATTATGAATCATGTAACAAAATCATGGATGAAGATAATATCAAATTAAAATTTAGAATAAAAATATAAAGTATGAATGTATTTCAATTAATAAGAGTTTGGGCTGAAGCAAAGGGTATATATGCTAACTCAACACAGGAAAAACAATTCCTAAAGTATACAGAAGAATGTGGCGAACTAGCTAATGCTATTCTTAAAAACAATAAAGAAGAAATAATTGATGCAATAGGTGATTGCGTAGTTGTTCTTACAAGTATAGCTCATATGAATAATATGAAGATTGAGGATTGTATAGAATCAGCATATAATGTAATAGCTAAACGTAAGGGAACTATGGTAAATGGAGCTTTTGTAAAAGAAAAATAAGATGATTGAAAACATATATGGAATAGAGTGCGAATTGCCTAAGATGCCAAAACTTAGTGATATAGATAATAGCACTTTGCCTAAAAAGAAACAAAAGTTTATTAGAGTATCTATACCAGATTCTTTTTATGAAGTTGAATTTGATAATGAAGGAGTTCCTATATACTCTGCTGAACAGATTGAATTCATTACAAGAGAGTTTAATAGAATACACAATGGACATTGGTTTATGAATAATGGTATTCCAACATATGTTACAGGAGATTTTTATTACTACTTAAACTATTGGACACTTGAATCTGGAGTAACTCCAGAATATAGAGATTCTGATAGAAAGTGGTTTTTATTCTTTAACGAGTGTAGTAAAGATAATGACATACTCGGAGTTATAAGAGTTAAGAAAAGAAGGGAGGGAGCAACATCTTATTTTTCTTTTACAA